GAGCAAAAACCCTACTCAATGCCAGAGGAATCCCCTTCACCGATGCCGAGCTCGCTGGAGCTAGAGGCCGCAGCAATGCGGGTCAAGTTGCAGCAAAACCGCCAAGCGCTGGAGGAACAGGGGATACAGTCGGCCTCGGACAAGTTGCGCCAGCTCAACCAGCAGCAACCCCAACAAGCGTAACCGGGGGCCGTCAGGCTCCGCAGTCTGGAGTTAAGTGATGGCCATTGAGCAAAAACCTCTTGAACAGCGCCTCGGCCAGATCCTGCCGAGTGCTGCGCCCAGCACGCCTGCCGAGGACATCCCGCTGGAGCCTATGCCTGGGGCCGTTCAAGCCGATATAACTCAGATGCCCGAGGTCGCTGAGATCGGCACCCCATCCATGGAGGAGGGTGTCCAAGTCGCAGGCCCGATGGACGCTGCTCTGCGCAAGCTGATCACCCGGCAAGCCGCCAAGGCCGAGCGCAACCTAGTGCCCGAGGCCGCACGCATGCCCGAGGGTCAGTTGCCCGATGCTGCCAAGGCTGGCCGATTTAAGCTGATCCCCGAGGCTGACCAGCCGTTGACAGAGGCTGTTGAGCGAGCTGTCACCCGCAGGCAGACCTTTGGCATCACCGAGGGTAAACCCGGCGGCACGCCTGATGAGCCGTTTAACCTGTCCCGCTACCAGACCGAGGATGCCGCTGCCATTGTGGGCGGCGTGGCCGATGCGCTGAACATCCGCACCAAGGCGGTCACCTTCCAAGAGATCAAGGACAAGGCCGCTGAGTCTGGCATTGGCGAGGCCTTCCTGTCGCGCCTGATCGGCACTGACGGCAAGATGATGGCCAACGCTGTCGAGACCTACAAAGCGTTGGAGGTGCTGGAGTCCAGCGCCAACGAGCTCGACAAGTTGTTCAAGATGGTCAACAGCGGCACGGCCACCGATGTGGACAAGCTCAAGCTGCGCCAGCAGATCGCCTTCCACGGCCTGATCCAGCGCGGTGTCAAGGGCATCCAGACCGAGACAGCCCGGTCGCTGGCTGTGTTCCGCATTCCCCGCGATGGCAATGCTGCTATCGTGCGCCAGGTGATTGATGAGTACGGTGGTGACGCTGCCCTGTCTGACTTGGCCAAGTCCTACCTGACGCTGGAGTCGCGTGCCGCCCAGAATGCGCTGGTTGAGAAGTCGATGATGTCGAGCGTGAAGGATGTCTGGTTCACCACCTACATCAACGGCCTGCTGTCTAGCGGCGTGTCGCATGCCAAGAACATTGTCGGCAACAGTACGATGGGCTTGTATCAAATGCCCGAGCGTTTGGTGGCCTCAATGTATTCGAACTTCTTGCCGAAGGCTGTGCGCGAAGGACGGATGCCCAACCTTGTTACCAAATGGGGAGATTTACTTCCAGGATCCGCGCAAGACAAAATTGCTTACGATGAAGCGCTGACCATGATGCAGTCGCTGCGCAATGGAGTCCTTGAAGGTTTGGAATTGGCAAGCACTGCCTTTAAGAAAAATCAGCCCAGCGACTTGATGAGCAAGGTTGAGGCCCAGCGCGGCAATACTGTCCCAGCAATCAGTTCTGCTGGCTTTGGTATTGAGCAGGACAAATGGTTTGCCAAGGCCATTGACTACTATGGCACAGCAGTTACGCTGCCAGGCAGAGCTCTCATGGCAGAGGATGAGTTTTTTAAAGGTACGCTGTATCGGATGGAGCTAAACACTCTAATTATCAGGCGCAGCAAATCGGTCTATCGCGAATCAATAGAAGCTGGCGTTTCCGAAGCTGATGCTCTGGCAAAAATGGAGGCCGAAGCCATCAGCCTCTTTCAGAACCCACCACGCGACCTAGATGAAGCTGCCTCCCTTTTCGCTCAAAAGGGAACCTTTACCGCTGAATTGCCACCGGTCTTGAGGGGGCTGCAAAAAGTCTTCAACAATCCAATTATGAAAGTGGTTCAACCTTTCTTTAAAACACCAGCCAACATCGGTTTGCAACTTGTTGAGCGCACCCCGTTTGCCCCACTGTCCAGCCAGTGGCGTGAAGAGATCGCCAAGGGTGGCGTATACCGCGACATGGCATTGGCCAAGGTAACACTTGGCACAGCAACGCTGGCTACTTTTGCGTCACTGGCTGCGGAAGGAATGATTACTGGCAGCGGCCCTGTACGGAAAGAAGACCGAGACGCGCTGATTCGTGACGGGTGGCAACCGTACTCTTTTAAAATTGGCGGCAAATATTACAGCTACAACGGCATGGATCCAATGTCTGGATTTTTGGCAATTGCCGCAGACTACAGTGAATACGCTCAACGAGAGTCTGATGACAACAAAATTGCCGAGGTATTTATAGGTGGAGCTTTTGGCCTTTACGAATACTTGGCAGAGCAACCTTATTTGCAGGGTCTTGCAGAAATTGCCAAAGTGCTTGGTATGGGCAAAGCCGGTGCAGACGAAGATGAAAAAATTAAAAAAGGCATTGAACAAATAATTAAACAGGCCGGTAGTTTTGTTATTGGCGGCTCACCCGCTGGTGCTTATAGCTCAATGCTTGCTGGTTTTGAGCGGCTGTCTGATCCAACCAACCGCGACACCCGCGCCAGCCCCGAGCTGTCCATGGGCATGCGCGGCTTTGTTGAGGCGTTCAACAAGTACAAGTCGCGCATCCCATACTTCAATGCAGACTTGCCCGAAACACTGAACCTGTGGGGTGATGCAACCAAGTCTGGCACGGGTGCAGCCTATGAGTTGGTGCTGCCAACTAAAGTCACATCCCAGCAGTTCTCGGAGGTGGATGACTTGCTGGTGCGGATGGGCTCACCTATTGGCATGCCCGACCGCAAGATCGAAGGTGTTGAGATAGATGCTGTGCAGTACAACCGACTGCTGACCATCTACGGCAAGGAGCTGCCAAGCAAGGCTGAGATCTTGAACATCATGCAGACCCCAGGCTTTGACTTGCTGTCGCTGGATGATCAGCAAAAGACGGTGCAGAGAGTACATTCCAAATACATGAACGCAGCCAAAGACCAGCTAAAAATAGAAGAGCCCAGCCTACAATCAAAAATTGATGAGCTTGAAGAGCTTAAAAAAGCCAACGGCCTCTATTACAAACCCAAGTAAACCCGTACAATTTCCATCAGCAAGGATTGAATCATGGCCATCCCAATCAGCAATGTCACCCGCCGAGCAGTCTACGCACCCAGTGGCACTGGTGGCGCTGGCCCCTATGCGTTCACCTTTGAGATCCTGGCCAACACTGACATTGCCGTGTACAAGGATGACACGCTGCTGACGCTGACCACCCACTACACAGTGACGATCAACGCCAACGGCACCGGCTCGGTGACCATCACAGCGACCGGCTTGGCGCTGGCTCCAGTGAGCCCGACCCAGTACGCCATTGTCGGCAACCGCACCATTGCCAGGGCAACCGACTTCACAACCGGCGGCGACTTCTTTGCCAACACGCTCAATGACGAGCTGGATCAGCAGACCATCTTTGCGCAACAGAATTCTGAAGGCTTGATCAGGGCTCTGCAAGCGCCACAGACAGACCCAACCACTGTGGACATGACCCTGCCCAGGGCAACTGTACGGGCCAACAAGACGCTGGCCTTTGATGCCAACGGCGACCCGACCACAGGCGAGGTGATTGGTGACAACCGTGGCAACTGGGCGGCTGGTGTCGCGTACAACAAGCGCGACATTGTCAAGGACACAAGCAACGGCAATGTCTACTATGCAAACACCAGCCACACATCCTCTGGCTCACAGCCAATCAGCACCAATGCTGACAGCGCCAAGTGGGATCTGATTGTTGACAACGCATCAGCAACAACCTCGGCCACCAACGCTGCTGCATCAGCCTCTGCTGCCTCGACCAGCGCAAGCAACGCATCGACATCGGCCACCAACGCCGCCAGCTCTGCAAGCACGGCCAGCACCCAAGCCAGCAATGCGAGCACCTCGGCTACCAATGCGGCATCAAGCGCAAGCTCTGCATCCAGCTCGGCCAGCACCGCAAGCACTGCCGCGACCAATGCCGGTAACTCGGCCACCGCAGCCTCAACCAGCGCAACGAATGCCAGCAACAGCGCCACATCAGCGAGCGGGTCTGCCAGCACTGCAACGACACAGGCCAGCAACGCCAGCACATCAGCGACCAACGCAGCGGCATCAGCGAGCACAGCCACCACGCAGGCCACCAACGCAGCAACCTCGGCCTCGGGTGCCAGCACCTCGGCAAGCAATGCCTCAACCTCTGCGACTGCGGCTCAGACAGCCCAGGCTGCGGCAGAGGCTGCGCTTGATGCGTTCACTGACACCTACCTGGGCGCATTCAGCTCAGACCCCACGCTGGACAATGACGGCAACGCACTGAGCGCTGGCGACCTGTACTTCAGCACAGCAATCAGCAGGCTGAAGGTTTATAGCGGATCTGCCTGGTTGACTGCGGTTGTTGACACAACGACAGTGGTTGAGAAGACAAGCGCGACAGGCTCGGCCCTGCTGCCAGCGGGTACCCAGGCACAGCGAGATGGAACGCCCAGCGCTGGCTTTCTGCGTTTCAATACCGACCTAGCCAAGCCCGAGGTCTACAACGGCACGGCATGGGGCTCGGTCGGTGGCGGTGCAACTGGTGGCGGCAGTGATGACATCTTTATTCAAAACGGCCAGACGGTGACCACCAGCTACACCATCACGGCCAGCAAGAACGCGATGAGCACTGGCCCCATCACTGTCAATTCAAGCATCGTAGTCACAGTACCAACCGGCTCGCGCTGGGTTGTTCTTTAAGGAAATATATGGCAGTAACTATTGACGGAACAACGGGCATATCGGCTGTACAGGCTGGTGCGGTAACGACTTCTGATCTTCCTGCGGGTAGTGTGTTGCAGGTTGTTTCTGGGAGCACAGCCGTACAGGTTTCCTCCTCAACAGATACATTTGTGGATACCGGATTGACAGCTTCTATTACACCAACCAGCGCGACCAGCAAAATTCTCGTGCTTGTTAACCAAAATGGCTGTCAAAAAAGTTCTGCAAACTCATCTAGTGCTATGGATGTTAGATTGCTTCGGAACAGCAGTGCTATAACCGATCTCACAGGTGCGTTGGCGGGAACTGGTACAGCAGCAGAAAATATAGTAACCACAGGAACGTGTTTTTTAGATTCACCTGCCACAACGTCTTCTATTACTTACAAAACTGATTTTAGAAGCCGCAACAACACAGCATCGGTTAGTGTTCAGGATGCAAGTATTTCACGCGCCACATTTACGCTCATGGAGATAGCAGCATGAACAAGCACCAAGCAATTTACGCTGTTGCTCCAA